ATCGGCTTCTGCTGCATCGCCCCGGAGCGCATCATTGAGAGCGACAACCTCCAGGGCCGTATGTTCGGCGAGCGCGTTTTCGGCGCCATGACGCCGCAGGAGCGGGAGCGCAAGCTTCTGGCCCGCGACCTCACCGATATGCGCAAGGCTATCCAGCGCCGCCGCGAATGGATGGTGCGCCAGGTCCTTCTGACCGGCAAGCTGTCCGTGTTCACCTACACCAACGAGGGCCGCGGCGTCGCTGCGTCCATGATCGCCGATTACGGCTTCACCAACTTCTTCACCCCCGGCAGCAACAGCGACACGTGGGATCAGACGGGTGCGAAGATCGACGCGGATATGCACGAAATCTTTGATCTCGTGTATGACGGCCTGGGCTATGTGGACCGCATCTTCATGGCCCCCAACGTGGCCGACGCCATGCTGAACAACTCCGACTATGTCAAGTATTTCGACGGCCGGAACATCGACATGGGGAAGATCAACACGCAGTATCGCGGCTCCGGCATCCGATTCATCGGCTGGAACAGCGACGGCGTGGAAATGTACTCCATTTCCGGGACCTTTATCGACGACGACGGCACGGCCAAGAAGCTGATCCCGGACGGCATGCTGATCGCCGGCAGCGGCGACCTTCTGAACATCTATCACGGCCCCGTCACCCAGGTGGAGGAGACCGGCGCGAACGCCCAGCACAAGACTTATATCAAGAAGGAAGTCCCCCTGCGCTACGGTTCCATCGACGCCAACGCCGTGAAGAATCGCCTCACTTCCTGTCCTACTGTGGTTCCCGTGAACGTGGACGGCTGGTGCGTGGCGACCGTCCTCTAAGGAGGTACGGGCCATGTATGAGGCAAAGAGCTATATCGGACGGGACTATGTTCCGGGCGAGGTCCTGCCGGACGATACGCCGGAGGAGCTGATCGAGCGGTGGCTTGCCGCCGGAGCGATCCGGAAGGTCGAGGGCGCAGTTGCATACGCCGCGGCCGAGACGCGTTCTGCCGACGCTGCCGAGGACAACCCCGGCGGTGATGGCGGCGACGAGGAGGTCGAGCCGGAGGATGAGATCGACGAGGAGGTCGAGCCGGAGGAGATCGACGTGACCGCCGGGCTCGTGGCCGAGCCTGCGCCGGAGAAGCCGAAGCGGAAAAGCGGAGGTAAGAAATCGTGAAGATCCTGATCCTTTCCACGGGAAAGACCGAGGAGTACGACGACAGCTTTTCGGCCAGGCTCATTGAGCAGGGCCGCGCAGTGCTGCCCCCTCCCGATCCTGCGAAGCCCGCCGCCGGAGCAAAGAACGCTCCGGCGCGGAAAGCGCGCAAGGCCGAGCCTGCCGAGCCGGAGACCAAAACCGACAAGGAGTAGCACACCATGGCGCTGAAAGATCGTATTGCCGATGACGTCCACCGCGTCTACATGAATATGGAGCATTTCGCGGAGACCCACTACTGGAACGGCATCGCCATTACCTGCGTGCCGGACGAGGAAGAAGCCCTGAAGCGGAAGAACAACAACGTGAATGGCATCTCCTGGGACAACAACATCCGGGAAATCCTCATCCACACCCCGCTTGATGATTTTCCCGGAGGCAGAGAGCCCGAGCCGAATACGCAGGTCATGTTTGACAAGCGGACCATGTGGGTGAGGGACATCCAGCACAATATGGGGATGCTCGACATCCTGCTTTCGGCGCGTGATCCGAGGGAGATGATCGCCGTATGAGAACGACCGAACGCCTCCGCGGTCTGAAAGCGTGGACAGCGAAAACGGTATGCGCCGGGCGGGAAATGAAGATCCCTCCGTCAAACATGGATATGAGCCAGATCGTCCACGGGGAGCCCAGCTGTTTTCTCGGCTGGGCTCCTGCCAGGCTGGACGAGACGGGCCAGTATCAGACGGAGGCCGTCACGATTTGTCCGGGCATCCTCATCATGCCGAACCAGGCATACGCGAAATACACAGAGGAAAAGCGCTTCGACCGCTACAACGACATCCACCGGCCCCAGGAGATGGGGCAGCATCTGTCCATCAGTAATCTGTTCAGCGTTTACGAGCCGGGCGTCCGGCTTCCGGGCTTTGTTTCCAGCGTCGGCGACCAAGGCGCCGGCCTGGACATGACAAAGCTCCTGGAAGGAACCGAACAGGGGCTTTTTACGCTGCTGAACTGGATGGACGACTACATGACGGCGCTGATCGGACAGAAAATGATCCCCAATACCGATCTGGCGGTGGAGGAGGACAGCATCACATACAGCCTTTATACCGACCAGAACTACGTCGTCGACCGGAGACCCATCTACTACGGCTTCGTGAACGTCACCTTCCTCTGCTACGCGGAGGAGGGCACGAATCCGGACTACGAACAATATCTGATTTAAGGAGGAAATATCACTATGTCTGATTATCTGCACGGCGCTTATGGCGAGATCCAGTCCGTCGGCAGCCGCGTAGCGGACGACAGCCAGGGTGCATTTGTCTACATTGGCACGGCCCCGGTCAACCAGGTCGCTGGCGGCGCGGCGAACGTGAACAAGCCCATTGTCGTGAGAAACATCGCCGAGGCACGGAAGTATTTCGGCTATTCGGACGACTGGGCGAGCTTCACGCTCTGCGAGGCGATGCACGCGCACCTGGAAAACAAGGGCGTCGGGCCGCTCGTATTCATCAATGTGCTCGACCCGGAGACGCACAAGGCATCGTCAAAGACCACGGTGTCCAAAACGCCCGCCAACGGGCGGATCACGATCAGCGAAGCGTCTCTGGTCTACCTGGACAGCGTCGTCGTGAAGACTACTGACGAGACGCCGGAGACGAAGGTCAAGGGCACGGATTATTCCATCGCCTACAGCGTCGAAAAGGAACAGATCGTTATCCAGGAGCTCACAAGCGGGGCGCTGGGAACGGCGGCACTGACGGTGGAATACTACCTCGTCACGCCGTCGAGCGTGACGGACGCGGTGGTCGTGGGGAGTACGGACGGCGCCGGCCTGAACACCGGTGTTTATGCCGTGGGCGACGTTTACACCCTGACGGGCTATATCCCGTCTTTCCTGGCTGCACCGGGCTTTTCGTCGCATCCCACCGTACACAATGCGATGTACGCCATGAGCCAGAAGATCAACGGTCACTGGGACGCCTATATGTTCGTGGACCTTCCGATCGTCAGCGGCGGCACCCAGCTTACGCTGGCGACGGCTGCGACCTGGAAAACCGCCAACGGCTATGACAAGCCCAACGAGACCGTCTACTTCCCGATGGCGCTCGGGACCGACGACAACACCTATCACCTGTCTGTCCTCGCAGCTGCCAATTTCCAGGAGCTGCTGCTGACGCAGGACGGCATCCCGTTCAAGACCGCGAGCAACACCGCGTGCGAGATCATCGAGAACCTGTATCTCGGCGCGGAGTACACAGACCGCGTCTACAACGACGAGATCATCAATGCCCATCTCAACAAGAACGGCATCGCCTCCGCGGCCTTCGTCGGCGGCCGGTGGGCCATCTGGGGCGCGCACAGCGCGGAGTACAACCAGACCGACGGCGACGACATCAACGCCTCGGAGACCAATATGATGATGCTTTACTACATCAGCAACGATTTCCAGGCCAGGCGCATTCTGGACGTGGATCGGCCGATGTCCGGGAACGACATCCGCACCATCGTGTCCGAGGAGCAGACCAGGATCGACGCTCTCCTGAAGATCGGCGCGCTGATCTTCGGCGAGGTCTACGCCAATGCGACCGAGGAATACGAGAGCGATATCATGAACGGCGACTACAGCTTCACGATCAACGTCACGACGACACCGCTGGCCAAGAGCCTGACGGCGATCGTAACGTGGACCGACGAGGGCTTCGTCACCTACTATGAGATCGACACCAACAGCGCAACTGACGCTGAATAAGGAGAAGGGGGGAAAGGATAATGCCGACCAAAGTCTATAACAACGTCGAAGGCCATCGCCTTTACGACAACAAGCGCCTGTGCGAGGACGTGACCAAGATCGGGCTGCCGACCATCAAGCACCCGACCACGACCATCAGCGCGTCGGGCATGGCGATGGATGTCGACATGCCGAACACGACACATCTGGAGGCCATGGAGTTTTCCGTCACCCACAACAACGGCGTCAACTGCAAGTATCTCGCCGACCCCGGGAAGCACACCATCGAGGCCCGCACCGTCCGCCAGCGCTACAACGTGGCCAAGGGCGTCATTGAGCACGAATCGGTGAAATTCCGTGTCATCGGCGTTCCCACGGAGACCCAGAAAGGCGACATCGAGACCGGGTCGCCCTATGGCACTACGGTGAAGTACTCTGTTCTCCGTTACGAGGAGGAGATCAACGGCACGGTGGTCACCATCGCCGACGCAATGGCGGGTCTCATCAAATACAACGGAAAGAACTACACCGACGTCGTCGAAAACATGCTGAAATGAGAAGACAGAAAATGCAGACGGGCAGCTCGTCTGCATTTTCTCTTTAAGTTTACCGTGAGGAGGTATCGACAATGGATGACAAGGAACTGCTTGAGCTGGAGGGCGTAACACAGGCCACGCTTGACAATCTCTCCGACAACAAGGGCGACGACGATGAGTAACTCGAGCCTTGTGAACTATACCCGCATCAGCCCTAACAGGACGAGCGGAAGGACGGCGAAGATTGACACCATCACGATCCACTGCGTCGTCGGGCAGTGCTCGGTCGAGACGCTCGGCGCGATATTCGCTCCGACATCGAAGCGGGCATCGTCCAACTACGGCGTGGGCTATGACGGCAGAATCGGAATGTACGTCGAGGAGAAAGACCGCTCGTGGTGCAGCAGCTCGTCCTACAATGACAACCGCGCCGTCACGATCGAGGTCGCGTCCGACACGACAGAACCGTATGCGGTCCGGACGGCAGCATACAACGCCACGATCAAGCTCGTAGCGGACATCTGCAAGCGCAACGGCATTACGAAGCTCGTCTGGTCCACGAACAAAACCAATCGCGTGAATCACCTTAACGGATGCAACATGACCGTACACAGGGACTACGCACCGAAAGCGTGTCCGGGCGACTATCTCTATAACCGCATGGGCGACATCGCGGCAAAAGTTAATGCGATACTGAACGGGACGGCTGTGCCCGAAGATACTGTAACGGAGGTGACTTGCGGCGTGACGGCAAAGGTACTGCAGACCGGGTCCAGCGGCTCGGCGGTAAAAAAACTCCAGATCCTGCTCAATGGTCTCGGATACTCGTGCGGGACGGTCGACGGCGATTTCGGCGCGAAAACACTCGCGGCGGTCAAGAAGTATCAGACAGCGAACGGCCTGACTGCGGACGGCATCGTGGGGAGCTTGACGTGGAACAAGCTGATCAACTGATAAGGAGGACCGCATGAACGAAGAGATCGACATGGACGTCAAAGAAGATCCCGCCGGGGAAATAACGGAGCAGGAGCGCGCCGAGCGGGCGGCAGAGGTCCGCGGGCAGCTCCGACAGCGCCGCGAGGAAGAGACCGCGAGGGTTCGGGAGGCGCTGGAGGCAATGAAGGAGGGCAAAGGGAAGCTGGAGCTGGAAAAGCCCATCGAAGCGAAAGAGAAAAAGATCATTGAGCTCCCCTACGACTTCACCGCCCTCACGGGCATGGAATACACCGAGGCGATGGATTCCGACCCCAACGCCAACTCCCAGCAGATCTACCGCATCAGCTATCGCCAGGGACTGTCCCTGTTCGCACGCGCAGCCGCAAAGGAGAGCGACGAGCTGGACATGGAAGACATCGTATCCCGCATCGGTATTACGGACGCGGCGGCGGGCGTTCAGCTCGCGACGCTTTTTTTCGGCGCGTCGATCCGGGCGGGCCAGAAGCGTATCTCGAAAAAGTCGTAACGGCGGGAATGATAACCCACACGTCCATTCCCGACCTGCTTAACATGGGGATAAGGCAGTTTTACCGGGTCTATGCCGCGACCGCGGCTGTGCTGGAACGCCGAAGAGGCGGGTAAGGAGGACGGAGACGTGGAGGTCATCTACGAAGGCAAAGACATCACGGG